ATCGTCAAAGAAGAATATTCCTTTTATACGAGCATCTATTCCCATGTCAAATGTGTCTTGTGGAAATGGTACATTGTCTTTTATACGCTTTATAATACAATCTTTTATAAACAATAACCTTTCTTCATCATTAAATACATCTTCCAGATATACTGAATCTGTGTCAGAGTATATAACATTATAATTTTCAGATAAAAATACACTTCTTGCATACTTCAACCATTCACGTACAGTCAAAGTACAGTCTGCCGCAGTTGTCAAATTATAAACATTTATGAAAGTTGGGTTTCCTGTATCTCCATACATCGTGTTTATTATAATTTTAACAGCATATTCACGTGGGTCTTTTTCACGTTTATATTTCTGTCTCTTAGCATATAAGTTTTTCATTGCTATTTCTATCTTACCCATTTTTGTGTTGTTATAATATCCTTTTAATGTATATAGTTTATTGCCATGATATCCATCTGCGTTTTTACTATATAGGTTCTGCATCATGAAAGCATGAGGATATGCTGAATTATGTGTGAATACACCATTATGAATGAAATAAGGAGATTCTTGTCTTTCCATTGTTAAATCATATACATTAAAGTTTCCAGTTATAGTTCTAACATTTAATATTTTTCTATTTTCTATATTGGCATGATTACAATTCTTTCCCGAATAATCTGATATTTTTTTATCCCTATAACTATCAAAACTAAACCATGAAAGTAATTTGTCGAGTTCGTTTTTATAATAAATTTCTATAACATGTTTTGTTTTTGTTTGCTCTTTTTTTCTATTTGTATGAAGACTACAAGCATAATGTATTCCAAGACATTCAAAACATTTTTTTATACATTCAGCTCGCTTTATTTCTGATGTGTTTATCATAATGGATTTTCTTGGAATGTTCCAACATCCATCAGATTTCAAACATCCAGATAAAAAACCTTTTATTCTTTCTTCTGATGCTGTTATTTCTTCTATGTTATAAAATGTGTCTTTAAAATTTTTAAACCAAAAATATATCTCTTTTCTTGTTGATTTCATTTTAAAGGATTCATAACATCTACCATTTGGCTCTTTTTTCATTATTTTTCTTTTTAGATTTATATTATATTTATCTATCTCTTCATCTGTAAACGGAGTTATTGTTTTTATTAAACTATCTATCCTATTTTTAAAATCTATTTCATGGGTTTTTATGGTTATATCTGTTCGTCTTGCAGTTGACCATCTGCCTTTGGGGTGATTTATATCAATTATCCATCTCTTATCTTCACTTTGAAAACCTTCACAAACAAAAATTCCTAATAATTCAAAAAAATCAAATTCGTTATCTTCAAGTTTTCTTTTAACCCTCGTTTCTTTTGGTGTTAAAAGTATATCATTAGTAGTTAATTCATCTGCACGCTTTACGCTTTCATCGGTTATTATTTTATGATTTGGTGTCATTTTTAAAATGGTTCCGTTTGTCGTTGTTACTTCTATTAATCGAGTTACTTCTTGTTTCTTTTTGCCTATAAATTTGTTTTCTTTCAAATCAAACGATATTGTTTTATCTCCTATTTGTATGTCTTCTATTTTTTTATAACCATCAATTGTATGTACTAATTCTCCTTCAGGAAGGCAGTTAAAATCCAAACAATAAATGTTTCCTTTAACTTCACTCGCAGATGGTTCAGAAACATAACCACCTTCATACTGTTGTTTTTCATGAACTATGCCACTTGCATACTCTTCTTTCAATCCTGCCATATGGCATATTACTTTATAAGTATAACTTCCTGTTGATAATGTCAAATGTCCGTAATTGTGTCTATCCTTGAATGGAAGGAATTCTTTGAATGTCGCAAACTCATCATCAAACCAGTCAAATAACTTTTTGGTTATGCGTATATCATGTTCACAATAATCCTTTATCTTTGCCATTTCTTCTGGAGTGTTATGTTCTGCAAATAAAATCTTCTTGTCAATCTTTTTCTTTTCGCCTAAACCTAATGTCTTGCATACTGTATCAAGTTTGAAGTTTTTAAATATTGTCTTCATAATTGGTTGTTTCTTTTTTATTATATAAAGCATATCCAAAGACTTCGCTTTTATCTTTCCACAATGTTTTTCAATCCAAACATCGTCAAACTCGTGGTTGTTATATCCAATTATAACATCGTGGTCGTTTATATATTTATATGCTTCTTCAATGTTTGTTGTCACTAAACTCCTATTGTATTTATAACTATAAAAAGCAATACACTTTATTCTTCCTGTGTCTGGGTCTAAGGTTGTTGTTTCTATATCATATACAAGTTCTGACTTCGGTGGAAGCACAATGTCCATTCCGTAAATTTCTTTATATAATCCATTTAACATTAGTCTCCAATCTATATTGTTATTACTTCTGAGGAAATATGAAGGGTGGATAAATACAAACACATTTCCGAACTGTTTACCTGCTTCTTTTATAACACTATCTTTATCAGGTAGAAAATGTTTCATAGCAAATTTCCCTATGGTGACAATATACTTTGGTTTCAATTCTGCTATTTGTTCGTCTAACCAATGTTTGCATTTATCCACTTCTTCTTCGGTTGGTTGTCTAATATTCCCATTTTCATTAGGGAAACATTTCACGACATTTGTTAAAGCGTAATCTGTTATACCAAGTTCCTTTATCCAAGCTTTCAATAGTTGACCAGATATTCCTATGAATGGTTCACCTGCTACATCTTCATCTGGTCCAGGAGCTTCCCCTATGAATAATACTTCCGGATTCTTTGAGCCTTTTCCAACTACCACATTCTGTCGCGTCAAATGCAAAGGACAATCCTTGCATGCTCTTATACGTTCTGGTAGGGTCATTTATTCACCTAGTATAATTATACAATCCAAGTATCAAGAGTGCTCCACCATATCCAAAAAGTACTCCCCAATTAAAAACTGTACCTATTAAAATCCAAAAAAGTCCTACAATCACAAGGAACTTATTGATTTCCATAACATCACCTAACTTCTACGGATATTTTATTTCCACATTTACATTCCATTTTCAACACAAGGAATACTGTATCGTCAAACTTCGTTTGTTTCTCTACTCCTTTTAGTAAGAAAGCTTCTTTACATTTATCACATTTTACTTTCATATAATCACCTAAAAACAACCTAAATCATATCTTCGTCTTATTGCTAATATTAATCCTGCTAAGACACGACCAAATCGTTTCTCTTGCAACCCTGCAACTATCGGTGGTAGTTTTTGATATTCATCTGCCATATCTTTCATGTCCTGAAATAAAACCATCTTAACAGTGGTTTTACCTCTTTCCCCTTTAATATTGAGAATACCCGTATCAATCTCATACACTTTATACCTTTCAATTTTCATATAACCACCTAAAAATCAAATAATGATTTCTCTTTCTTTTCTATTGGCACAACCTTTATCTTAAACTTTCTATAAACAGACATATCCGCACCAATATAATCCAATACCTTTTCCACATCCTTATTTATTTCCTTCAAAAGAGTTGGTGTATTACTTCGTAGTTCTCTATCTGTCCAATGAAACTTCCTCTGAAAACTTTTCAGTATAATATCATACTTATCTTCTGCATCTTTTGTTTTCTTTATATACTTATTGAATGGCATCCTGCTATGCTTTGGTATTGCGATGTCAATAAGCATTTTCATAAATTCTTTGTTGTTATATAACTTATAAACATAACGGTCAATCTTGAAGGATTCATTGCGTAGTCGTGGATTAAATGATAGGAATCTGTTCATAAGGAAAGGTTGCCAATCTTTCGGCAATTCTCCTTGTTTGGTATAAAACCTATTGAGCATCTTTCCTATTGGTGAGTCGATAAATCCTGACATTATATCAGCTCGCAACATTACTTGTTCCAAATACTTCGTCAAAGTCATCTTTTTTTGTTATTATTGTTTCTTCAACTGTGTTTATATTCACTTGTATCAATTGTCCTTCACGGAACATTGTTTGCACATATTCCTTTGGAGTATAAATAATGAAACTATCACTATTCATAAAAAGAAATTCTTCTTGTTTAAGAAGTTTCGCTATATCTTCATACATTTTTTCTTTATTCATATAAATTACCTACTTTTAAGCGGTTTTGAGCCACTTTTATTTTATTGATATTATGGGTTAAAAAATTTATAAAAAGGTTGTGGGTGGCTTATTTTATGGCAAAAAGAGACATAATGCCCTTATATAATAATATGATGGCAACCCAAAAAAGCCAACAGTCATAATACTTCCATAGTATGATAGTTCCTGCTATCACATCAGCAAGTCCATATATTAGCAGGAATATCACTATCTCCACCTTTTACTTTAACAATTTTCCATATTTTATATATATCCAATGTCAATGAATATGTTGTCTTGTACCATTCTTTCTTCCTTTTGTTGTATCTTTTCGCATTACTGAAATTATAATAATGTAGTGATGTTGTCGGCATTAATACTTTCTGTCTTTCATTAAACTTTCCTTTATAAACCGCATATCCCTTCGTTATAAGGATATACCATGAACCTTTTCTTAGTTTCTTATCAACCATAATAATCACCTATATGGGAAAGTCATGATTTGAACATGAGTCAATAGCTTCCAAAGCTATCAGGATGACCAAGCTACCCTACTATCCCTTTAATAACTTTTTCCTTATCAAATACTATGTTTCCATTATCTACAAACTTACAGCTATATCCTAATGCACAAATAGCATCACATACTTTCTTTAAATCTTCATAAGGAAAGCTGTCAAATACTGTTAGTTTTATATTGCCTTCAATTGACATATTAATCGCCTAATCTCTTATCTCATGACCACACTTACTACAAGATATCATAGATGGTTTTCTCCAAGCTCTTGTATGTCCACACTTCTTGCATTGGTGTGTTATAATATGTATAATTCCAGATGTTGCTCTATTTCCTTTACTCATAATAATCACGAAAATATCTCCAACCATTTTAAACTGAAAGCAAACATCTGTATTTCCTTATCAGAACCTACTGCCATTCTATAATTGATTTCAGCTGCGAAATAAACTATCTCACGCAGTTGCTTTATATCTTTATAATCCTCAGCAGTTTTCTTTATTGTTGTCTTCAATAACAACGCAACATCCATGTTGTTCTTTATAACAAGTTCTCTTGCACCGAATGGGTTTCTCACTTTCAATAAATCATAATACTGGTCTTCTAAATCTGTTCGGGTTTTTATTGCTTTTATTGTTATACCTGTAGATGCGTTTTCTTGTAGACAGTTTATCATACTTCTTATATCTGGGTAATAAGTATCAATCAGCTTTTCTATAGCATCTGTTTCAAAATTAACCTTTTCTTTCATACATATATCTACTAAAAGGTTTTTTATGTCTTCTCTTGATGGCTCTCTAAATCGTATTATAACACATCGGCTTTTTATTGGGTTTATTATATCTTCCTCATTGTTTGCTGTTAATATGAATCGCACATTGGTTTTATATTTTTCTATAAACCCTCGCAACATTTCCTGTGCAGGAACTAACATCCCGTCAAACTCATCCATCATTATAATTCTTGGGATATCAGGGTTTGTTCGTCTTGTCATAGCAAAAGACTTTAATGTTGTTCTTATATAATCCATCTTACGTTCATCACTGCTGTTTGTAACCATGAAGTCTGAATCTGGGAGATTTATTTCCCTTTTAATTGCAAGAGCGGTTGTCGTTTTTCCTGTTCCTGGAGATTTCGACACCAATAGGAAGTTAGGCATCTTCATTGGTTCTTTTATTAAAGATTGTATCTTTTCAATATCCTGACCAATTATATCCTTTAATAGCTGTGGTCTATACTTTTCAACCCATAATATGTCTTTCATTCTATTCACCATCAACAATTTGCTTAATACATTCTATAAATCGTTCATAATTATCAAGCAAACTATCATAATCACTTAATAGCATAACTGTACTACCTCTGTCATTATGTTCGTGTTCAGTAATCATATATCCTTTAGCGGTTTTAACTTCATCTTTACCAGATTCTATTAACTTCTTAATTTTAACTATCATTTCCATCCTATTCACCTTTAGATAACATTTCAAATAACTTTTTTTCTTTCTTCAATATAATATCTGTTGCTTTCTTGAAATCTTTAACTACCTTTTTTAAGGAGGAATTAGCATCCACCTTTTCCACCACCTTTACTTTTTCCTACTCCTTTACCTCTGGCAGTTCCTTTCCCACCACCATGACCATCTCTTGGTCCTTTAGCTCCACTTGGAGGACCTGTCTTATTTCTTTTTGGCATATAAATCACTATGATGGTATTGACAGGATTTGAACCTGCTTTCATGAGTTGCATCTCACTACTCTGCCAGTTATCTTCGTCAAGAAACACAATACCGTGAGATAGCTTAGATGATATATCAGAACCTTAACTATCTCAATAGCAAGAGTCGTACGCCTCCTTAAAGCTATATTTCCAATTCTGATTTTAGGAATAGAAATCCCGCAGACCTACTCGGCTTTTCATTTATAATCCGGTTTCGGGATAGGATTACCTTTCAGTTTTTTCACACAAGAGAGAGGGATATACTGTTTAACGTCAATCATGCGTCTGTTTCGGGTTTAATCTTTGGTTTATATCGTTTCTTATAATTACTACATGTATTCCAACCAACTCTGAACGCTTCAATCTGAATTTTTAATTTACCTTCATCAGCTATTCCAGTTTCCTTTGTACGTTCTTCAACATATTTAGCAACTGCTTCTTCTCTTGTAAGAACTTTCTGTACCATTGGACTACCATATCCACGTCTACTATGACTCATATCTTCACCTTTATTCATCAACATCTCGTGGTGCTATACACCACTTATTGATATTATAATTTCCAAGGTTTTCTTCTATTTTTATTGGATAATCACTTTTCATATATAATGTAACATATTCAGCAGTCAAAGAGTTTATTGCTCTCCCCAATAATCTTGCAGAAAAGTTTATTGTTATATCAACTTCTGCCTTATCATCTATAGTTACTTCATTTTCTATAATATTATCGTTCTCGTCTATCTTGAACTTGATTTTATTTCCGGAAACAGTTACCTGTATGACTGTATCTTTATTCTGAGCAAAAATTGCAGATACATCTCTCAAGACATCTTTTATCTCAGCTGTTTTCACTTTAGTATGGAAATCATATTCAAGATTAGTTTCTGGTGGGTCTTCTATAAGGTCTTTATCTGCTATCTTTGACATTATTTTCTTTTTCCCACTCTTCAATACGATGGTATTGCTTTCGTCTATTGTTATGTCTGTTTCTTTTCCCATTCGTTTAAGCATATTTATAAGCGTTCTCATATCAGCTATACAATAAACACTTCCGTCTTTATAACCAGATATAACATCTTTCTTTATTCCGCCTTCAAAGAAGGTTGTTTGGTCAAACGCAACAGTCGTAATAGTTAATAAGTCTTTATTGAAAACTAACTTCCCACCTTCTGTTTCATCGGACAAACTTGCTTTGTCAAGAAAATCAATCATTTTTTTAGTTTCTATTTTCATATAAACACCATATTAACTATAAAAGGTTTTCAAATATCTTGGTTACATCCCAAGTCGTCTTATCACCACTAACTGTTGCAAAAGTAAAATCCTTTCCTTCAAGTTTCAAGTTATACTTACTCTTATCAATCTTTGCTATAAACTTAACAGTTCCAAGATTATCTTCTTTTCTACATACAATCCTTTGGTGAACCATAGCATTTAATTTCTGTTTCACTGCTGCACTATCTTTAGTCGCAACAAGGTCTTCATGAGCAATATAAAACCTATCTACAAACTGAGCACTCTTCATAATCTCTACAATTTCTGTAAACACTTTAGCACGGACAATCCAATACCTCATTTGCATACCACCATCAATGGCAATATTCTTTTCTATTCTTGATTGATATTCTGCAAACTTCAATAGAGTTGATAGTCCATCAAGAACAATGGCACTATATTCTGTCTGATGTTCTATTCCGTATTTTATAATTCCTTTAACTTTTGCCATAGTTTTTATATAATCAATATCAATACCTTCTGGTGTAACTGTTGTTTCAAGTATTGGTGGTATAAGAAACTTTTTTGTCCCTTTATAATACTGATATACTAATGGAAGACATCCACCATCTAAGTCAATTACAAGAGTTGGTTTCGGGAGTCCATTACAGTATGATAGCACGATTCCGCTATTATGTGTGACTGTAAAATCTCCTAATAAAAACATATTATCTTTATCTACTTTAAACCCATAATAATCTCTTTCATTTAATTGTTCTATTTGTATCCCGTAGTTTAAAGATTTTCTTTGTAAGTCATATTCTTCAACTTGTTTTCTTTTTATCTTCGTAGGAATTTCCCATATCTTTCCCATTATATGAATTCTATAATATAACCCTTCAAATCCAATATCTTTTATAGTTTTTATTGTAGTGTTTATTGTAGCTTTTAATCCAAGACTTCTTGCAAGATATACTATATCATCAGCAAGTTGTTCATTCTTTTGTGCTATTTCGAAACTTTTTCCACAAGTATATCCATCTGAATCTAATAATCCAGCTAACACTTGTAGTCTTATTTTTCGGCTATTAAAAAGATATTTCTTTGGAATATGTTTATTATAAAACAAATTGCATCCACGCATCATAGTAATTAATGGGTTTGATTGTCCCAATGTAGTTATTATATTCAATCTTTCACAATTATTTCTTTTTTCTCCTACAGATAATGTTCCACCTAATCGTTCTGCATACCCCTGCAAATATTCTTTAACTTCTGGGTCTTCGTTTGTTATTTCCTGAGACCTATTTCTTCCATCACCCAGCCATAACCCTAAAAAGTATGGTTCTATTGTTATATTATTCTGTTTTATGAAACTTAGTTCATTATCAAAATCAACTGGTGCTTTATAACCTAAATGAACTCTTTTTGAATCATAACTCATTGCCATAAATTCGTTGACTGACATCTGTTTCTTTTCTCGTGTATTTCCATTAACAAGACACAATATGTGGTCTCCGTTTACAATATATTCATCACCATTATTTTGTGATACATTATACATCATTCCATGTCCTCTTGCAACACCAGATACTATTCTTGGTTCGTTATCTATTCCACGAACTTTATCACCGTCTTTTATATCTTGGACTTTTTTTACTGAACCGTCAAACATCATTATGGGAGTGTTTATACCAAAACATTTCCCGCTTCCATCGCTTCCTATAACAAGACAATTCATCGTAGCTTTTATTTCTTGTGTTTTTGAATCCTCTACCAGCTTTTCTATTTCTTTCATAGAAAACCCTGTTTTCTTTTCAAGAACGGCATCTACTTTATCTGTTTTCTTTTCAATATCTAAATCCCAGTCAACCATAATAATCACCTAACAACTAATGCTTTTCTTCTCATAGGAATTGTTTCCTTTACTAATTTATGTCCAAGTTTTTCTGTTATAATCATTTTGAGAGTCGTATAATTTATTCCAGTTTGTTTATTTATAAAAGACAAAGGACAAGGAAGACCGTGGTCTCCCAAAACATTCTCAATCTTTTTTATACTCTCTGTGTGGTCATGTGTTCGCACTGTACTCACCACTTTTCGGTTTCAATATCTTTTATATCTGGTACAGAGTAAATCTTTGGCACAAAAATCCCTTCAACTCCTATTGACCTCTTTTCATCCTTTGACTTAGGAGTTCCAATGACATATATCGTTGATGTTTCAGGGAATGTTATTTTCATATGTTCTGGAACCCAACAGGTTACAATCTCATCTATCGGTATTGTATCATCTGCAACAGAAACAATAGTTGAATTAGTCTTAGTTGGCGTCGTGCCTATGTCTATAACATTTACTTTTATTATAGCAAGAGCTTCCGGAGAATACTGTCTTTGATGTTCATTAACAAATGCATCTATTTTATCCAAAGTTATAACTCTGTTTTTAAATATTGTTGCAAATAGACTTTCTGCTTCTTCTTCCGTTAGTTCTTTACCATATTCTGGTGCAAATTCACCGCTGTCGTTTATTTTATATAATGTATCGGTTGAAGTCTGTTCTACCATAAATCCATTATAAGTCATCTTTGTAAACCGTTTTGGTATAACTTCTGAATTCGTACCACGAAGTTTTATTTCAGTCTCTATTGGTTTTCCATCTACAATAGTTATAGCAAGAAGCGTTCTACGGAAATCCGTTTCTGGTATTATATCTCCAAGATTTTCCTTTTGCCATCCTGCCATCTTTGCAATCTTTTCAGCTGGTTCCCAACGTAACAAGTCACCTTTTTCATTACATAATTTATCCTTTATAGCTTGTTCTGGATTAGCATCTACAACTTTCTGTTGTGTTATACGAGTATTTCCAACCAAATCATATCGTCTTCCAATAGCTATAATAACACCATCAAATTTAGTTCCTTTAGAGCGTGGTATCATCTTCTTCCTATATAAAGACAACAGTTTGTTTCCTGCTATCGCTTGCATATTTTCGTCTGCTTCATCCGGATTTTCCTTTTTAAGACCTTCAAAGATACCTTTTACTTCTTCTTTAAGTTCTTCGGGTTTCTTTTCAGTCTTATCAGAAATCATCTGTATTATTTCTTCTACTTTCACGGTAATCACTTTTCCTTTATTGTTACTGTGTTATGTTCAATAACTATATCATATTTAAAGTTTAGAGTTTTCTTTATATCTTCAAATATCGAAGTATCTCCACCACATCTCCACATTGGTATCTGTATATATTTCTTAATAAGAACCACCTTCAAAATAACCTCTTGCTATTGGTTTTGTCTGTTATTTTAGATATAGAACATTGTTAAGCAACCTTTATAAAGGGTTATGTTTTAACCCTAAAGTAACAACAACCTAATCGTTATACTCGTCATCATAACATTCACTGCAAAGATGGTCGCCATCTCCATCAGTATGAACACAATCTTCGCAGATTGTCTTTCCACAATTATCACATTCATACAATGCACCCTTATCACATTCTGCACAATAAGGAGTACCACATTCCGAACATATTATCGCTTTTCCTGACATATCATCACCTCAACCAAGCATTTTATCTATGTGTTCGTTATCTGCTTTCTTTTTTACATCGAAAGCTAAACATTCATCACATAAGTCACTATTTGCATGACAAGCTATACATAAAGGGTCTCCACAGTCAAAACAATTTCTCATATCTTCATAACTTTTTATTTCTTCATTGCATGAAGAACACACAAGACCTTTCATCCATTCTGTATATATATATTGTTTCCTGCCTTCCCATCCTTTAATGTCTTGTTGTTCATATGTCCTTTCTTTTATCTTGGTCTTAGCGTCATCAACAAACTTGATTACTTCTGGATTTTGTTTAGATTCGATAACAGTTTTGACAGGTATCTGTAATATAGAACCACATGGCATCTTTTTTCGTGCTGTTGCTGTTTTTATAGCACCATCAACAAGTAACAAAGAGAAGTCATGGTTTGCATTTATAAACTCTTCATCTGTTGTGCTGAAAACATTCATGCCTGAGGGGTGTTTATGTATAACACCACACGCATCCTTCGGGTCTAAGTAATCAACAGATACTGATGTTACTTCTTGTTCAGGAACCCACATTTCAGTTATACGGAATGAACCATCTTTGCTTTCTCCCACATTAAAGTAGATAGAAAATTCCAATTCAAATTCCTTATCCATCTTTTGTATGGTCTTAATCTGCATTTCACTGAACACTAACTTAATAGGTTCGTTATATGGACACTTTTTATGAACTTGTAGTTCTGATGTCCAGCATTGTTCGACATATACCTTCTTCTTTTTCTTTCCCATTTTATTCACCTCTTCTTAGAATCTCATGTCTTAGAACATCACGTGCTGACATAGAAAGTCTACCACTTCTACCTGTTTCAAATGCTCTTTTTTCTTCATCTTTATTTTTTGTTTTCTTAGTAGCTTTCCAGCCAACAGATTTAATGATATGTTCATCAAGTTCACCTTCTCTGACACCCCTTAATAAAGAATGTTCATGGGCTGAG